CCATATCAGGACCTGATACTAGATCCTCTACATCTTTGAAAGCTTTCATAAGCTCTTTAGCAGTCATACCTTGAGCAACCTCTTCTTCTGATTCAGGCTCCTCAACTTCAGCTTCAGCCTCAACTTCTTCAACCTCTTCTTCAGGCTCGATTACAGCTTCTTTCTCTAAGATAAGCTCATTGAGAATCGTTTTAACAATGTCATCATCCTCTGATAAAGACTCATTTAGTGAAAAGGTTGAAACAATAGGAGAGTCAGAGTAAAGATCTTCATAACCAGAGTTGTTAAAGATGTACTTAAGAGCCTCATTTATATCAACTGCCTCAACACCATTTTTAGCTTTTACAAGATTGGACATTTCAACCAAAGTAGCGCGTACTGCACTTCCTCTAGGAGCAACCTTAGCTAAAGATTCAAAAATTAGCGACTGGGTGTTAAGGAGTGTTTTAAATGTAGGAGTCTCCTTTAAATTGTTAATATTGATACCGTACTTCTCCTGAAGGAGGTTACTAACCAAAGCCTTAAGAGGTTTTTTCATCTCAAAAAGTCTACTAACAAAATCCTTTAGTTCAGACTTTGAGAAAGAAGAATCTTCATGAATGGCATTTAGGTTATTCTGTATAGTGTTAGATAACTGCTTCTTTGAAATCAAAGCAAGATAAGGGATATTAACAAAAGCTTCAGTTAGAGCTAACCCAACCTCCTCATCATCATCAGAGTATATCTTGCTGGCTAGGTTTGAAACACAAGGCTCAGTAACCCACACAGAATCAAAGGATTTCTTAGATTCAAGGATCTCCTTCTTAAGAAGCTCCTGCTTACAGACCATCTCGTAGATGTCTCTGTTGAAATCCTTGTTAACTTTGAAAGATCCCTCCTCTTGTAACTTATCTATCGACATGCGAGGAGTTTTGAATGCTGTAGAGACTGTTTCAGAAAGCTTTATAGCGTTTACGATTTCAGGAACGCTCTTAATAACCTCTGAGTTATCTGATAAAAATTTAGAGATGTTTTCTGACATCTCTAAGAATCTTTCAAACTCATCTGTTTTAACAATATTGAATGTATTGTTAAATTGCTCTGATTGCTCTCTGAGCTTATCAACTGTTTTATTGAATTTAACTCTAGAACCCCAAGATTCTAAAAGAGCATCAAAGTGATCGCTTGCGTGGACTAAGTTATCGGAGTACATGCTGTCTATAAAAGAAGAAATTTGATTCTTGGTTACTGAATCAAATTTCTCATCTTCAACAAAGACATCCCCTGACTCTACGACAATATCGTCTAGGATAATATCATCATTAAGATAATAAGATCCCTCAATGATGTTATTGCTCTCGGTTACAAAAGTAACTTTATTTTTTAGATCGTCTATCGAAAATAAAGCAACATTTTCGCGCAAAGAGTGACCTAAACTATCAGCAAGAAGGTTTAAGTCGAGAATTTTTCTATTTCTCTCTTCAAAGAATTTTTTCATAGCTATAAAGTGTGAATTCTCTATTTATATAGGTTTATTTTAAGCGTATTTTTTAAATTTAGACTTTATTTTTCAATATTCGGTCTATCGCTTTGTATTTTGGAGACTTAACGCCTTCCTCAAGTAAGTATTTTTGCTTAAGCTTCACCAGAGGGTCAATTTCCTCTTTTTTTGCTGTTGGTTTCGGCTTTGGTTGTGATTTATTCACCTGAATGTCGTTTTTAGCTTGATTATCAGCTACGGCCATGTCCATAGCAGCTTGATTTTGCGATACGGCCATGTCAGTTTCTCCTTGAGCGGCTACTTGATCAGCTTGACCAGCAGTTTGGGCCTGTGCCTGCATGGCAGCCTGCTCTGCCTCCTTCTGAGCCATCTTATCTTGCTCTTTTTGAAGCTCTTCTTTCAACATTTCGATCTCAGTATCGGTCATGTCGTAGAATTCTTTGTAAATATGGTCTGTTGGGAACAATCCAGTGCCTACAACAGCCTGAACAACCCTTGCTTTCGCCTCATCAATCTCTAATTTTCTCTTAATGAAAACATCTGAGGGGTCTGGAAGCTCAATTTCAATGTTTTTTATAACAGATTTTGGTTGTCCTATGAGTTCTAAATGCTTTTTAGCTACAGAGGCCAATCCTTTAGACACACAATCCTGTATTCTTTGGATGACGCGAGCAAATTTAACATCAAGTTGGCTCAAGTTAGCCTTTCTTTCAGGTGATTTGTCGTACTCAACGATGTAATCCTTGGGAATTTTAAGGGTCGCAAGGAGTTTGTCACGGAAATACTTAACATCATCAACCTCTCCAAGGTTTTGAGCACCTGGAAGAGTGTCAATCTTTGTTCCTTGGTTGCCTCTAACAGGAACAAAGAAGTCTTCGTCCACAGCAAGAGGGTTGTAACGAGCATCAACCTTACCTTGGTTGTGGAACTTCTCCTTCTTGAAGCGAGTTTTCATAGTCTCAAGGAAAGCTTCAGCCTTAGAAGCAGGAAGATTACCTACATCGACATAGAAAATGCGTCTTTCAGGTGCGCGAGACAATCTGTAGACAAGCATCGCATCTTCCATAAGCTTGAGTGAGCGATAAACTCTAATAGCGCCTGCCATTATGGACTTGCCATAAGGATAATACTTAGGATCAGAGGTATGTAAACGGAAGTGAACAATCTGATTCTTATCTAATTCAATGTAAGCAGACTGCTGAGTATGCCAATCACCCGCGTTAGTTCCCTTTTGAGGTATTTCTTGAATAAATGTTTTTAAGTATCCAAACTTATCCTCAATTCTCATGATGTAATATGGGTTGAGGATCTTTATCTTATGAATACCGGATTTCATATTCGCAGCGTTAGCTACGAGTTCAATAAAGGTATCACCGTATTTACAAGTTCCACGAACTATATCCCAGTAATACCTATCCAGATCAATACGGCTAAAAAGCTTCTCTACTTCTTCTATAGCCTGCTTACTTTCAGATACAACCTTCCAACGCTTGTTTCTAATATCTTTCTGTGTGGAGTCGTCAGCGTAAATATCGAGAGCAGCAGTAATCTCAGGATAATCATCCATCTTCTCATACTCATCATACCTACGCTTACGGTTAAGCTCCGCTTCTGGTAAAAAGGGAAGACCTCTAGTATAATTCCATAAAGGCTCGGCAATGCTACCCATAGCATTGTTGTTAATTATAAGATCACCCTCTATTCCTCTAGGATCTCCTGATCTAGCAATCTTCTCCTGAGCCTTTGTTGCAAAGAACCTAGCAAACAGTTTGGACATATATCCTGTAGTGTACATAGACTGTACACTACCATCACCTACAGGAGTCCATGTAGTATGTCCTGGACCAGCGTTCTCGTTTATTTGATTAACCATGTGATGTCCTCGTTAATGTGACCCGTCGATGTCATGATCTTTTGAGATTTTAATGGCATGGGAGGTTTACGCTCCTTAGCAGGATTAAATTTAACTATCTCAGGGTTCTCTTCTCGGTATCGTCTTCCACCATAAATAGATAGTGCTAAACTCATCACAAGGTCATCATTTTGTCCAGTATCTGCTTTAACTTTGCCGTTATCACTGATAATGAAGGTGTTAAGCTCCATAACGGTTCTCTTGGAATTAATTTTAACTTCGTTCATGCGAATCGCTTCTTCCATCTCGACTAGAATAGTGTCACGATTCTTAGCTGTTACCTGTAACCCCATTTGCTGCTTCTCGTCAAACCAGACATTCTCATACTCAAGCTGATCGAATAAGTAATCAAGTAAATTGTTACCTATCGTGTTTCGCTCAACGAGAACCGGACATAAATTATAATAGTTCCCTTCATCGAAGCAAATACGAGCAAACTCGTTTATAGGTGTGGTGTTAGAGTAAAACTCAGCAACCTGCTCACCTGAATAAAGATCAATAATTTGAAAAGCAGAATAATCACGCCCACGCCCCAACGCAACATCGACCGCCATAAAGTAAGTCGAGTTAGGGTCTGGGTCTTTCCAGACATACATTCGGTTGTTGTACTTTCGATAAAAGTCTTCACTTATATTCTCCGTCAGTGCTTGCAGAATCATACCCTCAATAAAGGTATCACCTGTACCAAGGAACTCACACTCGTATTCCTGTAACCATTTCTTGTGGCTGATGTTAGCGCGTGTGGTAGGTTCCCATTCATCAATGTTCATAGGAGGGTCACGCTTCTCCATCTCCTCGTACAGCCACTCAAAGCCTTCTACACGCGCATATTCAGGATGGTCCTGCCATCCTATCTGGATTGGGTTAAATGCGTTAGCGCCCGTTACAGCGCGTTCCCAGGTATCGTAGTACCAGTTACCAATACCATTAACAGTGGATAAAACAAATGCTCGTCCACCAGTCGAAATAATCGGATACACTGCCGCCCAAATCGTATCAATGTGCTCAATGAAGGCAGCCTCGTCAATGATAAGTAGAGAACCAGATAGACCACGACCAGACTGCTTACCAGACGGACGAGATTTAATGTGAGAGTTGTTCTCAAGCTTAAGGTTGTGTGCGTTAATAGTCGTAGACTTTGGTTTGATCCATTCAGGTAACTCATCATACATAATCTTGATACGATCAAGAACCTCTGTAGATTCTGTATCACCTACAGAGAGGATAACTATTGTCTGGTGAGATCTGAAGCAACACAACCAGAGTGAGTAAGCAGCGGCGATGGTAGTACATCCAGCCTGCCTGAACTTACGAAGTATGTTGAACCTGTTTCCTTCTAGAGCATTTATGATCACTTTCTGGAAGGGGTACAAATTAAAATCAACTAGTCCTCGAACTGGGTGGACAACCTTGATATAATTACTTATAAAGTATATTGGGTCTTCTTTACACTTAGTATACTCTTTCTTGTAATCTTCTTTTGTTTGTAATCTCATGAATATTTACGCATTTATTTGTACACGGAGTAAAGACCTTAACGACACTACTAAAGAACTGTCTTCTTACTTATCTAGGGCTAATATAAAGACTAAGTTCTTAGTTGGTCAGAAGTCTATATTCAGTGGTTATTCCAAAGCTTTTAAAAAATTTGATATTAAGGATGAGGACATAGTTATCATGTGTCATGATGATATTCAAATCCTTACTGACCCAGAGGTCTTCAAAAATATTATAGTTAAAACATGTTATAAGTTCCAGACAGGATTTATAGGTGTAGCTGGGACTACTGAACTTAAAGAAGATGCTGTATGGTGGAATCGTGATGCTTGGATAGCTGGTAAACTTCGAGGGCATGTTTATCATGGAACAGATATAACCACAGCGGACAGCACCTACTATGGAGCACCTAACACTGAACAAGTAGTATGCATGGATGGCCTGTTTCTTGCAGCAAAAGGCAGTGTCCTTAAACAAGTAGGTTTAGACAAGCCAGAATACTTTGAAGGAGATTGGGACTTCTATGACATTCATTACACAGTCACAGCACACAAGAAGAAGTACAAGAACTATGTCGTTCCAATCTCTATTCTACATAACTCTAAAGGAGAGCTTGTAGGAAGAGATAGCTGGCATAAGAACAGAAAAGCTTTTATAGAAAAAACTAGTCTTCCCCTATCCTGTTAGGACGCTTTAATCTAGCAGTGACTCTCTTAGCTATAGGGCTTTGACCTTTCTTAATAGCATCTCTACAAGCCCTTTGTATTCTTGTGAGAAATCTCTCATCCAACTTTTTCATATAATTATATAGCATGGAAGAAGAAACAAAGAACCTAAAAAGACAGCTACAGTCGTGTTACAAAAAATACGAGAATATGAAGCTGCGTTTCCTAGAATCTGAGAAGTCTAAGCTATCTTATAAAATAAGAAAAAGAACTGATAGGTTTTGGTCTGTAGTTGCTGTATTCCTTACATCATCTGAGTCAGGAACTTCACTAATACAGAAGTTAGTAATGTTCTTTAAAACAATGTGGTCATGGGCTAAAAGTGGATTCAAACTAGAAGACGAGCAAGACGCTCAAGCAAAATTTGAAATATGTAAAGCTTGCCCTTACCTAACAGAAACCGACCAGTGTGATATCTGCGGATGCTTTATGAAGAAGAAGGTTTTTGTTTCGGGAGCTTCTTGCCCTTTGAACAAGTGGTAGTTACCCAACGCTTACTAGCTTTGAGGTTCTCCCAATAAACTCTGACCTTATGTATCTTGGCCTTGCGCCAATAGTTAGAGTCTTTGTTCCTATAACTCATCGAGGTCTTGGCCTAGGCTTTGGTCTAGGTCTTCTTATTGGACTTGCAGGAGGACGACCGCCCTTACCACGGCATCCTCACCCATAAGCTCTAGGAACTTGTCTCATGGTTTTCTGAAGGGACCGTGCTCTGCTCTATTCATGTCTAGGTAGTATTTTCTCTGTGCTTCGGGAGACATGTCTACTTTTGCTACTGCTGGGTCAGGTTTTCGTTTTGTTGCCGTTGTTCTTGTTCTTGTAGATCCCACACCCTGAACACCTTGTCTTGTTCTTGAGGACCCAACTCCAGTTTCTAACATCAAACCTTTTAATCTTTCTTTCCAATCCATTTTAGTTTCCTCTTAGTATTATATCAAGCTGAGATTAGGGATACCATGAAGTTCTCACACTGTTGATGTGCTTCGTATGCAACTCGTTGTACGATCTGGTTTTGTAGGTTTCCAGGGATGTTGCCATCGTAAGCACCGTTACCTTGATCTATAAAGAATGCTCCTGAAATATTACAATCACCATAATCATCAAGCAAAGCACCAGTCCTAGCATCTTTTCTAGCTAGTCTTCTAATAAACCCTGCGTTGATTGTTGGAATCTCACCATCCAACCCAATGTCACCACTTACAGTAAAAGTTTGTTCTTGTCGAACAGACCCGGAGTGCGTTGCAGAAGGTTCATACTCTCTAATAACCCAACCACTCCAACTAACTCGTAGTCGGTTGCTCTGAACAGTTGGAGTAAAAGTGGTAGTTGAAAGCTGACTGTCGTATAAGTTCTCTCTATCAACATGAATGAAAAGAATCTGACTGTGAATGAACCAGTCTCCTGTAGCAGAACCACCTTGAGATGAAACTGCTGAATCAATGCTTCCTGGGTTAATGTAAGTTCCTGATAATGGTGTAGGCATACTAACTCTCCGTTACTTTATATAGATTGGTTTCGATAAAGTTTTGATATATTTATCTATCACAGGTACTCGCTTCGTTTAATTCGTTTATTAGACACGCAAGATAGTTTTGTTTTGCCTTCTCATGAGCTTCTTCAATTTTTTTAGCGGCGTCCTTTAGCCTTGGATCTGTTATATCACCTACTATTCCAATAACATCATTTGGACCAACTGATAACCCTCCAGTTATAACAGCATCTATTCCTAAACTGAAAAGTCGTTTGAATATTGAAGAGACAGTTGCGTTGATTTGAAGTAAGTCTAACTGCTTAATTAATTCTTCCATATAATCACAGTCTGGTTCCCAGTCTCGTTCATAACAACACCAGTTAGAAGGAAATAAAGCAGGGCTTTCCATTCGTATTTCTGTATTACCATCTCCTAATGGAGTGAAAACCGCAGGCACTCCTTCCCATGTACCGTTACATTCATCAGAACCTGGCTTACATGATCCATCAGTATCATGGCATGTTATGTGTATTGTTGTACCCGCTAGAGGATTACTTGTACACATAGGGTCATCTCCACATAAAATCCCATGCTGATTACCGGGCGTTTGAGCCTTAAATCTTTTCAAAATATCTAAAACTGAACCAGTTATCTGTTTTCCAAAATCTGAAGATTCCATGTCAGCACACTGTATATCAAACATACTACCTGTATGCTTACAGTATGCACCTCCGTAAGATGTCTCATTAAGTTTTACAGTGGCGAATGAAGCTGTGTTATCTAGTCCAAGACCTACCTCACCGCATTGTCTCTCCTGGCTGTAATGACAAATTAATTTGTTAAGAGGGAAACCTCCTACCTTTATATCTGTTGGCTCAAATGTAATTGTATATCTGGTTGTGACATAACATACTCCTTCTGGAGTTGCTTCATTTTCGTAGGGCATTTCTAAAATCCTCTGAATTTATATAGGAGTCCCAATAAGATAGGAGTCCCTATCAGAATTTTTTATTATTTCAGGAGTCCCTAAGTTTTTTAGGAGTCCCTTGATTTGTAAGACATGAAGCTATATATGCGGCGCAGGAAGTCCCATATGGGACCCTTTTCGCGCCTTTCTCCGCACGCTTTGCGACATGCTAGGATTTTTTTCGAGATTCCCCTTGCATCCTCTCCAGGGTAGGTTATAATGAGGGCATGAACGACAACAGCAGCACGACCGACATGCTCCTCATCGCCTTCCTTGCCATGAGCATCCCGATGGTCTTCGTCCTCCTCTCCTTCATTTCTCACTGATTCTTCTTGACCGCAGGCGCACCACATACTACAATGCACACCATGAAGCAAGCGACCAAAGACGAACTCATCCTCGCCACCATGGCTACCTCTCCCATCTTCGCCATCCTTGGATACCTCATCGTCCACAATCTTCCCACTTGGATCGGTTGACGCCAGACCCTCACCATACTACTATACACACATGAACACTCCCGAAGATACTAGCGACCTTCCCGACAACTTCGACCCTACTTGGCAAGAGGATGAGGAGATTGATTGGGAATACGAGAAGTACCTGGACTGCCAGATTGATGCCTCTTGGGACTATTGATATGCAGAAGAAACAAGATAACGAGTGGCTTGGGTTCTTTGTTATGGGTTTGCTTGTGCTGACGATCTTTTTGGTCTAGTATATACTCCCATGAACCGTCACGATCTCAACCTTGCCAAGCGTAGGAATCACCTAGCCAATAGGGAGTTCGCACGCAGGGCTCACACTATCACCAGCAAGAAGAGGGCTAACAACAAGAAAGCCTGCCGAGGATGGCGCTATGATGGATGAACAACAAGAACTAAAAGAAGAACTTGAGCGAATACTGCGGCGAGAGCAATTTACGCTTCGTAGCATCTTTGAAGAACTGAAAGTGATTCGCAGCAAACTAATGTATGGTGATGAGCCAGCATATGTTGTTGAGGATAAGGTGCAAGAACTAATTTGGCGTGTCGGCCACTATGTTGGAGAGTTTTGATGGATAAAGTATACTGCGTCTGGGATGAGGTTAGGTATGAAGGCAAGCGTCTTCTTGGTCTGTTCAAGGACCAGCAGGATGCTATTAGGTTTGTAAAAGCCTACATCGAAGAGAGCTATAAAGATTGGGAAGTTGATAATCACGCAGACTATCCTTGTTGGCATGATGGATGGGATGAGGATATCTTTGTTATGGACGAGCTTGTAAAATGAAATGGGTTTGTGCATACTTTGCTGTTATATTTGCATACTCTTGGGTTCTTTGCGCTGCTGCTGCATTAGGTGATCGTAACATGAGATGACCCTGCCATTCTGGCAGGGGCTGCCCGCCCGACATAAACCCTTGCAGGACAAGCACTTACGACAATCGGATTTTTCCATTTTATGCTTGCATCCTTGCCACGCCATGCTACTATACACACATGGAAGACATCACCATCGAGTGCGATGCCTGCGGGGATCAGTTTCCCTACCACTCCCTTGGAAGCTTCGGCTGGGCTAACTCGCTGATCTGCGAGTCCTGCGCTGACGCTATCGAGATGGAGTGGGACCTTTACCAGCAATCGAAACACTCGATGGACTCTTGACGATCTAACCTACACAGACTACTATACACACATGAAGATCAACTCTCGCTACAACACTGTTCCCACCTTCGTCCCTGTCGCTGGCTACTGCAACAGCAACTACTGCATGGTGCAGACCAAGCGTGCTGGTATCACCAGCTACTCCATCCTCAACCAGCGCACTGGTGAGTTCCTCAACTCGGGTGTGACCCGTGACCACGCGGTCAAGGTGTGGAACCGCACTGGCATCTATGGCCTCCCTCCGATGGTAAAGTCTGCCTGACGAGGCACTCGGGAGGGTAGCTAACCAACCGAGTATAAAGAAAGCGAGTGGCCCTCGGGAAAGGGCTGACCCTTGGGGGAGGCATCCCTCGGGGGTTTTTTTTCTGGTTTTTTTGATAGGAAAACCCATTTCGCGGGCAGCCGCGTCGGCCTAAACCCTTGCAGGACAAGGACTTACGATCACCACTTTTCTCAAGTTCTTCTTGCAATCTGGTCGATAAGGTCTATAATAGAACACATGAACAGCATCACCGACTTCATCCCTGCCGCTAACAAGTACGCTAACCTCTACGCGGACAAGTTGCACATCTCTGCACACTATGATCGTGACGATCTTGTCTCCGAGGCTTTCCTTGCTCTGCACAAGGGCGAGCAGGCTTATGATGCCAACGCTGGCATGAAGTTCAGCACTTATATGATCCAGCGTATCAAGTGGCGCATGATGGAGATTGATCGTGAGTGTGCCAAGAAAGCACTCAAAGGTGACGGTGTGCAATTCTCTCTTGATTCTCTCAAGGAAGATGATAACTCTGACGCTTGGCACCCTTCCTATGTTGAAGACAACGACACTCTTTCTATCCTTGATTCTCTCTCTGAGCGTGACCGGGATATTGTTACTCGTCACACTCTGGATGGTGAATCTTATGCTTCTATCGCTGAAGACTACAATGTTTCCGGTATGACCATTTGCAATTGGCACAAGGCTGCTATCGAAAAGATGGCGTGAGGTTTATTTCAATAAACTAGTGC